TGATATTGACGAAATGAAAAAGGATGCTGAAGAAATGGGTCATTCTCTTGAGGAACAAAAACAATATTTAAAAGCACCTTCTAAATCAAATGTAATATAAATTAAAATTTATATATAATATAATTCTATATTATATATATATAATGGCTGAAGGAGGACAAGATTTTGATGAAGCATTAAAACAACAAATTAATAAAAGAGTAACTGAAATTTTAGACCCAGATCCAACAAATAGAAGAGCATTTCTAATGACATACTTTAAAGATGGTATCGCAGATCTACCAGAATTAGAAACTGAAAGATTAGATGAACCAAAAGTTGCTGAATGGTTAAAAGATGCGGTATTTAAATATATAAAATATATTGTTGGATATCAAAAAAGTGATAATATTAGTGATGGTTCAGCATTAGATACTAAAATGAAGCATATGACAAAATTATTAATTTGTTATTATTTAACAAAAGATAATAAAAATGAAGATATAAAAAATCACGATTACGCAAGTAAAGATTATTTAATAGCAACACTTAAACTTTTAGGAAAACCTTTATTAGAAAAAATGCCATTTACTATTGATATTGGTGATGGAAGTGGAAAACCATCATCTAAAAACACTCACAACTTAAGATATAATATGGCAAGAGGTGGAGCAATACATAGAATGAGACAAAAACAATTTTATAAATTTTAATATAATCTAAATATATGTATTCTGTATATTTAGATATTAAACCAAGTAAATCTAAAACAAAAAAATATGATGCTGTATTTTATATCAATGATAATAAAGTGAAGACCATCTCATTTGGTGCGAAAAATTATATTGATTATACTATTGGTGCTACGGATCAACAAAGATCTAACTACTTAAGACGACACCAAGCAAGAGAAGATTGGGATACACCATTGAGTGCTGGTAGTTTATCAAGATGGATCTTATGGGATACCAATGATATTAATAAAAATATTAAGAAATTTAAAAAGAAATTTCAATTGAAATGATTTTTACTTAAAATAAACTAAATTTTAAGTAAAAATATATAGTTTTTGTTAATTCCAAGTAAAAAAAGATCTTTTTTTACATAGAAACATCTAATTTACGTCAAGTAATTAAATCGGCACTTAAAAGAATTAAAAATAAATTAATATAAAGAAAAAAAAATATATAGTTAATATATATAAATGAAAAAAGTCTCCCACGAAAGTAAAAAACCCTCAAAAAAATCTTTAGATTCCGTAAAAATTAATTCCTCTATTAATAATATGGAAGTAAAAGAACTCAACTCCACTCTCAAATGGTATAACGATAATAAAATACAATATTATAGTGGTAAGATGTCTCAAACTCAAACAGATAAAGGTGAATGGAAAAAAGCACTATATCCAGATATGCCATCAAAACCAAATGGTGCTAAATGGGGTAAAGGTGAATGGTCTTGGAAAAATCCAACTCATCGCCAACAACTACCTAATCGTAATGGATACGCATTGATAACTGGTAAGATATCAGGTATCACTGTTTTAGATTTTGATAATACTAAAAATAAACATATCAAAGAAATATATAAACTTTCTTTAAAGTATTCTAATATGATGGCAACCACCAAAGAAAACCACGAACACTTTTATTTTAAATACCATCCTGATATTAAAACTAATAAATCTCCTAAAGATGATAATGATAATTCTCTATATGAATTTGATACCAGAAATGATAACGGATTAATATACGCCGAACCATCTTTTTATAGAGATAGAAATGATGATATGAATGAAGTTAAATATACATTTATGAAACTACCAGAAAAGATAGAATACTTAAATCCTATTCCAGATGATCTAATTAATTTAATTAAAAAATTAGATAATAGATATATTAATGATCCAATCTTTATTAATGATGACGATGAACCACCAAAGAAAAAAGAAAAAAAGAAAATAGAGGTTATAGAAACAGATGAAGAAGAAGAAGATAATAAAGTAGTTCATAAATGCGATATTAAAACAATGTCATTATTAAAATGTTTATCAAAGAAAAGATGCGATGACTACGACGAATGGATTCAAATTGGTATGGCCTTAAAAGCAGAAGGTGATTTTTTTAATGAATTTGATGTATGGTCTAAAAATTCTAAATCATATGATTCTAAATCAATTAAAACTTTTTGGGATGGTTTCAATAATAATAATAATAAACAACTCAAATTAAAATCTATTAAAGAGAAAGCCAAAAAAGATAATTTAGAATTATTTAATGAATGGGATACCAAATATGATGACTTCTATAAAAATTTAAAAGATTTATCACACGCCGATTGGGCGACCATTTACTACGAAGAAAATAAAAATAAATATGTAGTTTCTAAAGACAAAGAATGGTTTGAATATAATCAATATAATGTTTTAATAAATCAACGTGGAGTTCCATCATCATTGTTAAATGATATCACAGATACTACCAGAAAATATTTAATAGAAAAAAGAAATAAGTTGCTACCACCAAATGGTAATGACAAAGAAAAAATGAATGAATATAATACTAATCAAAAACTAATAGGAAAATTTTATATTTCTTTAGGAACTTGTTCCTATGTAAAAGGTATTATAGAATATTTAGAAAACTTATATTTAAATATTAGATTAGATGACTTAATAGATAATAATATTAATGTATTGGCATTTGATGATAAATTATATGATATGACTCAAAAACAATTTAGAAATATTATGCCAGATGATTATATTACTAAAACTACTAAAACAAAAGCACCTACCAAAAAAGATGACGAAGAATTTAAAAAAATTGATAAATTATTATTGAGTGTATTCGGAACTCAAGATCAAGTTGATTATTGGTTAAAAATTACAGCATTATCTTTATTCACTAATAAATATAGTTCATTATACCTATTACAAGGTAGTGGTGGTAATGGTAAAGGATTATTAGGTAATATATTATTAAAGATATTAGGCGATTATATGTATGTGGCTTCAAACACCTTTTTAAGTGAGAAAATTAAAGGAGGTCAAGCAAATTCAACACTCGCCAAATGTAAAGGTGTAAGATATTTATTAGTATCAGAACCAGATGACGGAACTAATGAAACAGAATTTAATGTTGAATTTATTAAGATGATTACAGGTAATGATCCAATTACTACCAGAGATTTATATAAATCTAATATGACATATTATCCACAATTCACACCATTCGTTCAATGTAATAATAAACCTAAATTAGGAAAATTAGATGGAGGTATAGAAAGAAGATTAAAAATTCACGTATATCCATTTAAATTTAAATCTAATCCTGATAAAAATAAACCAAATGAAAAACCAATTGATACATCATTAAAAAATAATATGACTACTAAATTTTATAATAACTTTATGTTATATTTAATTAATATCGCAACAGCAAATATTGATCTAAATGAAATTGATCCACCAAAATCTAATCAAGACGAAACTAATGAATATTTTAATGAGAATAACCCAGTGAAAAATTATATAGATGGTTTTATAGAAAAAGTTCCTAAAAAAGAAGGTGTCAAAGAAACCAAAATAAGATTACGAACTTTATATGACGATTATATTAATAAAGGATTTAAAAGAATATCAATGAGTATATTCAAAGCAGAATTAATTAAAAATGATTTTGAGGTAGCAAAATGTGCTGATATAATGGTTTTAAATTGTAAATTAAAAACCAATACTGATTTTATTGAAGATGAATAAATAATTTCTAATTCTATTATATGTTTAATAGAATTATAAATTGGTTTAGTAGTTTATTTACTAACAAAACTGTTGAAGAACAAAAACTTTTTAAAGCACAAGATTACGAAGTATCTAAATTGTGGAGAAAATATAATGATTCTAAATAATGGATATTTGGAAAAATGGATATAGAATCAAAACTATTTGTATAAAGTTAAAGATTTTTAAGAATTTAATTTATTTTTAAAACTCTATCCAAATATCCAGATATCCATATATTATTTTATTTATTATATATATGGAAGTAATAGGACATAAAATTGTTTTGACCTTTAATGATGATACTGAAACTAAATATAAAAATATAACTATACATACGCCGAATGATAAGAAAATGGGTGAATTCTTAAAAAAATTTGAAAAATTATTAAAAGAATATAAATTCAATACAAAAGAATTAGATAATATAGAATACTCATATGTAAAGCAATCTAAAGACTTATTAAAAGATTGTGATTGGTATGAAATGCCTGAATATAAAATAAATCCTAAAATGTTGGAAGCACCATCAATTATTATGATCTATATTCAAGATGATGAGGAAGCACAGGATTTTATTGATGACTTTAATATTGACTTTAATGTTAATATAACTCCATCTACTACTTGGATTTGGTATCCTAAAAGACCAGATGATTTATCACCTGACATAGATAAAATGTGGATCACAGAAAAACCAGTTCTACCAAAATATCCGATTTATATTATATCAAAAGGAAGATGGGAAAAACGCTATACATCTAAATATTTTGAATGGGCAGGAATACCTTATAAAATAGTAGTTGAGCCACAAGAGTATGAAAAATATGCTGAAGTTATTGATCCAAAGAAAATATTAATTCTACCTAAAAAATATTTAAATAAAAATCAAGGTGGAATACCAGCGAGAAATTTTGTATGGGAACATTCAACAAAAAGTGGAGCAAAACGCCATTGGATAGTTGATGATAATATAAGATCATATAAAAGACTAAATAATAGTGAAAGAGTTATGGTGAAAAGTGGTGCGTCATTTAGAGTCGTTGAAGATTATGTAGATAGATACACAAATATAAAAATGGCTGGACATAACTATTCTATGTTTGCTCCTGCGTCAAATACCATATTGAGACCAATAACATTTAATACAAGAATTTATTCATCTATATTATTAAGCAATGATATAAAAGATAGATGGAGAGGAAGATATAATGAAGATACCGATTTATCATTAAGATTATTAAAGAAAGGATATCCTACAGTATTATTTAATGCTATGTTAGCAGATAAATTAGCAACATTAAGTCAAAAAGGTGGAAATACTGATACCATTTATAGTGTAAAAGATGCGTTATATTTAAAAGCAAAATCACTAAAAGATCAACATCCAGATGTTGTTGAAATTACTACAAGATTTGGAAGAACTCATCATATGGTAAATTATAGACCATTTAAACATTTACGACCAGTATTCAAAAAAGGTATTCAATTAACTAATAAAACAAATAATTATGGTATGAAATTAGTTAAGAAAGATTCACTACAAAAAAGAGGTGGATCATTAATGAAATTATTAAAATTATTATTTTAAAAATATAAAAATATATTTTTAAATAAAATTACATTAATCTTCTGGAGATAGCATTTGCGACTCTTCCTACACGAGGTAATGCTTCTTGAACAGCACTTACAGCATTTCTTACGTGAGGAGCAAGATGTTTGATAGAACCTACAGCGGTGTTCATTATGTTCTTTAATCCTTTACCACCAACATATCTATTTACTTCAGAACGAGTTGTGATATTTGCGAGAGGAGCATTGATTACATCTGCTTCAGTGACGACGTTCTTGATGATACGAGAACTTCCTTTAATTGATTCAAAATATCCACTATTTACGGTGATTACCCATAAGTTGATATTTTTGCTATTATAAGGTGCTTGAGCAGCAACATAGGCAGGATTATTTACATTTACAGTGCAATTGAATTGGAAGGTGTAATTACCTTGGAGACCACTTGCTTGTCCAGTTTGGAGGGTTAAATCCTTGCCTGGACGGACTACTAAAAATCCACCTGTTAATGGTGTCTTTGCTCCAGCATTATAAGAACCTCCAACCCATTGATTGTAATCCATATCTAATCCATTATTATATGTCATTTGATATAATTGTTCTTGAGTATGAGATGATAAGAGACCAGAAAAGTTGTCAAAGTTCATAGATATTTGAGAAATAGGCATATACCAATCGGCATCAGCAGTAGCATAAGTGACGGGTTTAGCATAAATGATCATCATATCTGGTATAGAAGGTAAAGTAATTGTTTGTGATTGAATACTGGAAGAACTAAATCCTGTTTGTTGATTTATGGTCCAAGTGGGATTTTGGATTACTGACACATATCTGGGAAATTCCATATAATTTACAATTGATTTGGGAGGAAGAGGAAGATCTAAAGATGGTGTTAAAAATTGAACTTGGACTTTAGCACCTACGAATGGTGTTCCAACATTAGCAAGATTGTATTGAATATTTGTTAATGTTGCGATACCATTATCTCCAGCACCTGTATTATTATATCTTAATACTCTTCCAATTAAACCAGTAAAAGAAGGATTGATCATATTCATTAAAAGTTGAATATTTTGGATACCAAAAAGACCAGTTTCACTTTCGTGAGAATCAGCAAAGATGAAAGGAGATAAAACTACTTTTTCAGTGGATGTAAATTGAAGATAAATAGTAAGAGAATTATTATTGGCAGCCCATTGATAATTAGAAGCAACAGTAGCATCATAAACAGGAACACCATTTTCATATGGTATTTCATTTCTTGGTGCTGTAAGATTAGGATCAACGTAAGTTCCATCACCAACTAATGGAGAACCTTGAGAATCAGTAAAACATAAACCAGTAAAAGCACCATTGGGGACAGCAGTGTTATATTGATTTAAAGAATAACCACCTAAAGGATTATTGTTTGTATTGGCGGCAGCAGGGTAATTTTGGTAGTTATCTAAATAACTGGGACAAGTTTTTAATGCTCTGTTTTTCTTTGTATCAGCAAGGCGTAAAACTTCATTTAATACATCAGATGTGTTAATGGTGGTAGTTGTG